GATGCCGGAGATTCGGCGCACCGCGACAGAGGCGTCGATTATCGCAGACGCCCAGAACGCCCGCGCTGCGGACAAGCTGGCTATTGTCGAAATCGGTATCGGCCATTTGGCCCGTCGTGTAATCCAACTGATGCAACAGTACATGACAGGCGAGCAGATGGCCCAAGTGTCGGCGGCCGGTGGGGAAACCCTGTTTGTCCCCTTCGCCCGTGATGACATTGTAGGCGAGTACGATTTCAGCGTGGAGGGCGGTTCCACGCAGCCGATGAACGAAACGATCCGCAAACAGCAAGCAGTGTCGTTGATGAACGCGGTGGCACCTTTGGTGGGGATAGTCATTGATCCGGCTGCCCTAGCCAAATACGTGTTACAGACTGGTTTCGGGGTTAAAAACCCGGACAAGTTTATTATTCAACAGCAAACCCCGCAGGACATGGAAGCAGCCTCCGCTGAGGCGGGCGCTGCGCCCATGCCGTTCGGGCAGGCACCTTTGCCTCCGGCCCCTGACATGGGGGCGTTTGCGCCCACCGGTGGGGTACCACCCGAGTTGTTGGCGCAACTCCAAGGCCAAATGGGCATGGAGTTGTCGTCGTTCTAGCGGGACACCACTACCTGTGTTATTAGGAGCAACCCTTAGGACTCCGAAGGAGAAAACAGAATAATGGCAGAAGATGTGACGGAACCCACTGTGGTGGACAGTCCAGAGTCTTCAGTTGAGGTTCCGCAGGAACCCGCCGGGGAAGCGCACACCGTGAAGGTGGACGGTGAGGAACGGCAGGTCAGCCTAGAGGAGCTTCGGGACGGCTACCAACGTCAGGCGGATTACACCCGTAAGACGCAGGATTTGGCTGCCGAACGCAAACGGTTACAGCAAGCAGAAGCGATTGTGTCAGCGTTGGAGTCAGATCCGGCGGGGACACTGACAGCTTTGGGTGACGCTTTCGGCGTGCAAGGACAACCGGCCGCTCAACCCGATTCTTACGAATCAGGGTGGGAGGAGCCGGAAGACCCCACGTCGCAGCGGATCGCATTGTTGGAAGGTCGCTTAGAGGCGCAGGACCGGGTGCAAAGACAACAACAACTAGAGAAGCAAGTCGAAGGGCTCCGCGGACAATACGGTGACTTTGACTCCAACGAACTTTACCAGCACGCCTTAAGGCACAAGATCGGAAACCTAGAAGCCGCATTGACACACATGCGGTACGGTGACGTTGCAGAGCGGGCGAACAAACTGGAAAAGGAACAGGAGCGGACAGAGGCGAAACGTGACGCCAGCGTGGTGGAACCTTCAGGTTCCAAGCAGGCCGGGTCATCTACGCCTACTGCCAGCAAAGCACCCGCTTCGATACGCGAGGCGTTTGAAGCGGCGAAACAGGAACTTGCTTCGTGAACACAGAGTGAGGTGACAGATAATGGCTGGTAACAGCAACTTTGACGAGATTCTGTCCACCACCCTGAAGAACTATGTCCCGAAACTGACTGACAACATTTTCAGCGCACGACCTTTGTTTTATGCGTTGACGAACGGTCAGACTATTCGGCGCATTTCAGGTGGTGCGAAGATCGTCGTCCCGATCATCTATGGGACAAACTCAACTGCCGGGTCGTATGACGGCACCGATACTATCGACACGACTGCTCAGACTGGCATTTCTGCCGCTGAGTACGACTGGGGACAGTATGCGGCTACCGTGACGATCAGCGGTATTGAGGAAGCCAAGAACAACGGTGAAGCTCAGATCATCGACCTGCTGGAAGGCAAGATTTTCCAAACGCAGGAAACGGTGATTGAGAACATGAACACCATGTTCTGGGCTGATGGGACTGGCAACAGCAACAAGGACTGGAACGGTCTAGGCAACATTGTCGGCGGAACGGGCGTGACCGTTGGTGGAATCGACCCGACTGCCTCAGGCAACTCGTTCTGGAAGTCCACTGAAGTCGATCAGAGTGGTGCAATCACTGTAGCCAGCATGGCTAACATATATAACACCATTTCGGTTGGTAACGACCAGCCGACGATTGGCATAACCACGCAGGCTTTGTACGAGAAGTACGAGGCACTTTTGGAGAGCCAGATTCGGTACACGGATACCGATATGGCCGACGGCGGGTTCCAAAACCTGCTATTCAAGGGTGCACCCGTAACGTTCGATGATGCGTGTGCCTCTGGTCAGTTCCTGTTCCTGAACACCAAATACCTACAGTTGGTCGCTCACAGCGATGTCTGGTTCAAGCCGACACCGTTCGTGCGCCCAACCAATCAGGACGCTGTGTACTCACAGTTGCTTTGTTACGGACAGTTGACAACGAGCAACCGTGCCCGTCAGGGTTTCATGCACTCGGCCACCTGATAGACGGTTCGTTGCCACGGGAGGTATCATGGCACGGGGTTTCGCATACGCATACAAGAAGGGCCAGCGCCCCGCGGATAAACCTGCGGGAAACTATAAGACGCTCAAACCCGAAGGTCACGCCATTGGGCCTGACCGACGTATACATCGCGTGAACCCCACCCCCACCCATGATGCCCCCGTGGCAACACCATCTGAGGAAATCACCCCCGAACCAGACGACGAATAGGGGGCTGTGTTGCAACTCAGCGACATGCGCGACTATGTGCGCAACATAGTTGCTATCACCAGCAACGACATTACCGACGCGACGATGAACACGTTTCTCCGTGAGGGGTACGACGTGATCGTCTTCTCGGAGAAACGCTGGCCGTTCTACGAAACAGCCGTCACGTTCGACACGGTGGCGTCACAAAAAGACTATTCGATGTCCGATGTGGCGACGAACCTGAGCTTCGCCCACGATGGGGTGACATTCTCCGGTGATAGCGCACCGTCCAACGTGGGGTTGCGGGAAATAGCTTCCCTGAAAACCACCAACCACGTTCTTGAATACATCGGGTACGACGTGGGTGATCTGATCTACCCGTTGGATTCCAACTCCACAGGCCGACCGTGGTACTGGTCGATGTGGAGCAGCGGATCGTCCGCCTCCGCGGGGATCAGCAACCAGACGATCCGCCTGTACCCCACGCCGGGCAGCGTGCAAACCATTTCGGTGCGCGGATACCGCAACGCCGTGGATTTCGGCGGCAACACCGCTGTTTACCGCACGGCCATCGCGGACGCTAACACCGCCGACCTGCCCGTCCCGTTCAACAACGTGCTAGCCCTATACGCCATATACCGGTCGTACCAGCAGCAGGAAGACGCTGCGATGGGGCAACAATACTACGGGCAGTTCATCCAAGAGTTAGAAAACCTGCGGGCACGATTTGAGGACGCCCCAGCGGCGCAACCTCTTATTCTCAACAGTATCCGGGCGTCACGGTGGATGGGTCAATCCTATTTGCCGAACCGCTTGCGGTACTCTTGGGAACTGTAACCAATGGCCGCCACGCTCCAAACGATGCGCTCTCCCACGGCGTCAGCGTACCGTTACGACGAGAAATCCGACTTCACTGGCGGTTTGAACCTGCGAGCCGACCAGTTCAACCTCGCAGAAAACGAATCACCCGCCCTGCTCAACGTCGAAGTGGACCCGCGCGGCGGCGTGCGACGACGCGACGCTGTTGCCAAAATAAACAGCACCTCGTTGGACAACGAGATCATCAGCCTGATGACCCACTACGAGGCGGACCAGAACCAGATTCTTGCCGCCACACTGGACCCGGCGACAACCCGGTCGCAAATCTTCTACAACGACAACGCATCAGGCGACTTCACCGGCCCTGTTCAGATCGGCGGAGACAACCCGTTTTTTAACACGGCGCAACCACCCCGACATGTAACTTTCAACGACTACACATACATGGTCAACGGTCTGTTGATGCACGACGACGACGGTGTCACTGCTGTCTCCGCGATGCGCTGGGACGGGGCGACAGCCACCGGACTGGTACCCGACATTGACGCCTCCGACGGGCATTTCCCGTGCGCCCGGTATGTGGCTACGTTCGCAGAGTTCGTGTGGGTCGCCTACACGCTGGAATCCGCTGTCACCTACAAGAACCGGGTGCGGTTCTCTAAAGTAAACGATGCTGAGAACTGGACGGCCACCGACTACATCGACATTGACATCGGTGAGGACGGCGACCACATAACAGCCATCATCCCCGACGCCGACCGGCTACTGGTCTTCAAAGAAAACAGTGTCTACGCCATTTACGGGTTCAACCGGGACTCGTTTGAGGTCCGCAATATCACTCGTACTGTTGGTTGCCGGGAAGGCACCCAGCCGGTAGCGGCCATCGCTGGAATATTCTTCTGGTACGCCGAAGATGGCATATACCTATTGGCCTACGACGACGTGGCATGGGTGTTTGAACGAATCAAACCAGCCATGACCTACGATGTGGGGCAGCCAGCGTTGACCTTGGATACTGCCCCGTCAATGATGTGGTTCGATGAACGCCTGTGGGTTTCCGTCGATTACCAGTCGGATGACAACATTTCGGGGTCATCTCAGAGCAACCGGCGCAACACATTCGTGTGGGACGCGTCACTTGGCCCCATCGGGGCTTGGACCCGGCATGATATCAACGCCCGGTCACTACTCGCGTATCGCCCAACGGGTGACACCCACCTTGGAATAGCGGCAACTTCGGGTTTCACGGCTCCTGCTTCGTTTGATCGTGTTTCCAAACTGGATCAGAACGCCGACTACGACGACTATGTTGGTGCCGTAGCTGAGATCAACTCGTTCTACCACACCGGATGGTTCGTTGGCAACCGACCCACCTTTGAAAAACGGTGGGGCAAAACGCGCACCGTTCTCCTCGCTGACAACAACGTCGATATTGTCATGTACATTTACAAAAACTACGATCCCAGCACGGCGCTGGTCGGTTATTCTAAAAGTGTTGTCGGCTTGGGATCTCCCGCTGTGTGGGATACTGGCGTGTGGGACACCGACGAATGGCAACCAGAGGGTACTTCTGACCGGTATTTGTTCGCCAGATGGCCCACGATTGGGACAGGGCAGGCTATTAGTTTGAGGTTCAGTGTTTCCCCCACCGTGTCCACACGGGGCAAATGGGGCGTAACATCGGTCGTCGCCATGTACAGAACACGGAGGTTGAAATAATGGCCGCACTAGCGGTTACCAACTCGTTCGTAGCGGCGACCACCATTGTCGCCTCACAGATGAACGCCAACTTCACCGATATTGTCAGTTGGGCGACCGGAACACCCACCCTGTCAGCATCAGGGTCAGCTACCACAATCAGCGGCACGCTGGCTGTGACAGAAGCGGCTACTTTCAGCACCACGCTGGGGGTTACCGGGGTTGCCTCTTTCTCCGACCAGATTTATATGGGGGGCAGTACGCAGCAAATCTGCTACGAGGGCACTCTGGGTACTGCGTATGAAACATTCCTTCGCTCAACTGCGGCGACAGCGGATCGGCTCATCTACTTGCCCGACGCTGGTGGCACGGTGGCGCTAGTGGACAACGCTAGCAGTATTATCTCCAACTCAGTATTCAACTAAGGAAAGACGAACATGGCAACATACTCCAAGCATGTACTCAGTGGTACTCCCGCTGATGGCAGGAACATCAAGGTTGCTGCTACGGCTACGGCGGGCACGCTGATCCATACGGCAATAGCGGGCACTTCGGATCTGGACGAGATATGGCTGTACGCCTCCAACACGTCTGCGTCTGATGTGAAACTGACCATCGAATACGGTGGAGTCGCTTCACCAGATGATCTATCTGAGGTTACGATTACTGCTGAGGCAGGTTGGGTGCTGGTATGCCCCGGCACCTTGTTGCAGAACGGTCTGATAGTCCGGGCATTTGCCGGAACGACCAACGTAATCAACATCAACGGTTACGTCAACCGCATAACAGCCTGATAGATGTTCCGTCAGGATCGCACCAACCCGTCCACCGCCATATCCAACTGGCGGGGGCGGCTTGACACCCTGAAGGGGTGGCCGTCTACGGCTGTCTCTACTTGGTTGAACGGCGGCCTGTTCGGCGCTGCTGGCATCGTTGATGGTGCCTACTGGTTCGGCGGTTCCACAGCCCTTAGTAGCAGCATTGAGAAAACTGTGTTCGCTACCGATGCGACTGCGACCATCGCGGCCACTCTCACTGAGGGCATGAACTCGGGCGGTGGGTTCGGCAACGGTCAAACCGCTGGCTACATAGCGGGCAACGACTGGGGCACACCCAACTGGGGCAGGGACTACATCGGGAAGTTGACGTTTGTTGATGACGCCTACGGGCTGATTGTGGCAACGCTGTCTGAGATCACATGGGGTGACACTGGCCTCGCCAACTCGGGGACCGCAGGGTATTACGCTGGCGGGCAGGGCCGCTCTGGTGCGTCGTCGGTCATTCTGGACAAGATCGACAAACTGTTGTTCTCCAATGATTCATGCGGGGTGATTACTCCAACGCTGTCCCAAAACGTCTACTACCCCACTGGTGCAGCGAACTCGGGAACAGCGGGGTATTGGCTCGGCGGGACTGTTGCAAGCGGAACTAGCAGGATTGACAAGACCACCTTCTCTGATGACACGACCGCTGACTCGGGAGAAGATTTGTCCGCTGCGGGCCAGTACATGAGCGCGATGGCTAACTCGGGTACCGCCGCTTATTCTTCCATCGGGTTGATCGACGCTGGTGGTGGTAGTAAGACGGTCAACAAACTGGTGTTCTCTGGTGAGGTGGTGAGCAATCTCGGCAACCTGCTTGATACCACTGGTTACGGGACTACATCGGCAGGGCAGAAGGGATCTCACGGGTACTTCGTCGGCGGCTACGACAGCGTTGCCGCAGCGCGCATAGACACGATAGAGAAACTTGAGTTCACTGGCGACACATGCGCGGCGGTCACCCCGACCCTTCCTTCCGCCACGGGGTTCCAGATGCCCGCTGCGTGTGACATTGGGATGGTGTCTTGAGCATGGAAATACGCGAAGCCATCCAAGAGGTCCAGCAGCCCCGTTCCCGCTACATGCTGGAACACCTTGTTCTCGCCGCACATGACACGGCAGAGATACGGTTCTACTACTGCGTGATCGAACTGTCATCGAAACTTCACGCCTACAAGTTAGCGACCATCAACAAGCGCCGCCAAGAGCGGGAGATGGAACGGCTCAAAGAATCCGACGATCCCGACGCCGATCTCGATTTGGAAGAAGCGGAAGCCCAGTACGAGCATTTCATGGGTGTCATGGCGGGCGGAGAACGGGAACTTCGTGACCTGTTGGACATCTATGAGGGGATGGAACATTTCACGCGTGCCCAGATTGACGAAAATCAGCAGGAGTATTGGGAGGCCCGTATGACCCGTCAGACCCAAATGCAGATCATGGCTGGTGGTGTTGAATGGTCACAGTTGGACGCTATGCGAAAGGTCGGTCTACTGAGTGACTTGGTGGCTGACCATGAGGCTGCTCTGGCCCAGATGAACGGGCAAGGGGAGATCGGAGCATGAGGTATCTGAAGTGGAAACTGTCTGAGGGGACTTGGGGGACTCACCCTGTCGTGACTATTCACGACATGGGCGGTAGAGCCAGCACCTCCGAATACGCCGATGACGACGGGTATCGTATCGCCTACTTGTGGGAGGACGTTGACATCACCCAGTTGGATTCGGCGTGGGACGTAACGGAGGTGACCGAAGCCGAAGCACTTGCTTTCTGCCAAGTTGGGTACCCTGACGCGGTTGTCGGGGACACTGGCGGTGTAACTGGCCCGACGCCACCTGACCCCGATGTGATCGTCGCGGCTGCGGGGGGATAAGCCATGTCCGATGTGGTCACCGACCTCAAACAGTTCAGTGTCAGCAGGGTAACGCTGGGGCTGATATTGAGCGTGGCGATGATCGCAGCGGTAATCACATGGAACTCAGCGAGACTGGTGGCCCGCATCGACCAGTTGGAAGCGGCAGTGGAGAGCATTGAGGAGAGCATGGACATGAACGGGTACGCCCGCAGCACCCATGTTGACGAGTTGGCTGGGAAGATGGAGGAGTTGACCGATTCGGTCACTTACTTGTTGGAACGGGATCATGCCCGTTGAGTACAAGCCGACACGTCGTATGCAGGGGCCGAACGCTCGGCCTATTGAGTACGAGTTGAGGAAGATTCAGGAGAAGTTGGACGATTTGGAAACGAGGGTCACCGCCCTTGGCGGTTAGGAGCAGTTATGGGTATTAGGAGAGCAGCGTCAGAGTACGGGTCGTCGGTTGGCGACGAACAGTTGGCGGTGGCCGGTACGGCAGTGCCGTTGGCGTCAGTACCAGCAACAGCTATCGCGGCGATGGTCACCAACGGTGCCGAACCGATCAGGGTCCGTTGGGGGACGCCCACGGCCAGTGTGGGCCATTACATCAACCCGTACTCAGTTTTGGACTTGTACGAGGACGATCTCAGTGATGTGAAGTTTATCCGGGTGTCGTCTAGCAGCACTATTGATGTTACCTACTTCGGTTAGGAGCGGTTATGCCGTCAAGGATTACTCAACGTATAGATCAAGTTTCGACCGGGGACATATCGGGTGTCACCGCGGGAGATGGTCTGAGTGGTGGGGGCACCGAGGGGACTGTGAGTCTTGCTTTGGATGTGAACGAACTGAGTGTCGTTACTGCGGTCGCTGCCGATTATGTGACGATAGAGGATGTGGGGGACAACACGTCGAAGAAGGCTCTTATCAGCGACATTACAGCGTTGGTCCCTCAGGGTGATCTGACAGCCATTACTGCGGGTACTGCTATCGGTGTCACGTCGGGGACGGGGCCGGTTCCTACGGTGAATGTCACGGTTGAGACTGCAACATTACAACTAGCAGGACAGGTGTTTGGGTAACACAGTATGGCTTTCAACCCGTATGACACCCCGAAATATAATATTGCGGACCCGTATGGGACTTCCCCTTCGCAGCGTTTAGCGCAAGCGTTGGCGGGTAGCACCATGCAGGGTAAGGGGGCGCGCCGTCAGTACGGGGGTGCGAAGTTTGATTTGGCTAAGGGGTATAAGAAGCAGGTTCCGCAGATTGAAACGGGGTTCGCTCGGAGGGGGTTGCAGGATTCTGGTTTGAGGAATCTTGGTTTGGCTGAGGCCGCGTCGGCGTATGACCGGCAGCGGTCGGAGCAGCGCGGGGCGTTGGATCAGGCGTTGTTTAATATTGCTTTGCAACGCATGGGTGATTATGGGGGTTACGCCGGGTCGCGGTTTGAGGATGTGCTGGGGGGTACGAGGTCGCGTGCGGAGCGTGCGGCTGAGATCAGAGAGGCGTTAGCGTAATGAGCGCTGTTGACCAATACCTTAGAGCACTAGAAAAGCAGCGTGTGGACGCTCAGAAGGCGGCGGGGGTCCAGCAGTTGGCTGATCTTGGTTTCGGTGGCCCAAAGGGGACGTATACACCTCCTGCGCCGGTTACCCCACGGGTGCCCCCAGCGGTAGCGGCGCGGATTGCTTCTCCTCAACAGACTTTCGCTCCCGGGCCAGTGTTTTCGCAAGCAGAGTTGCTGCGGGCCGCTACATCGGGTGCGGGTACTGCTCCTGCGGCTCAAGCTGTTCAGCAGGTTGCGCGACCGACTACGACTGCTGACCGAGCAATGGTGAATGCTGCTGCGCGTACAGGGTCAGGGCAGTTGCAGCGCAGAGTAGACCAGAATCTTCCCGGTGCTGATCGGGCGATGATGCAGACCGCTTCTCGCTACACACCTCCCTCGCAGGCTACTCGGGCATCGCGTACTAATGCGGCGGATCGTGCCATGTTGCAGACTGCGGCGCGGACGGGAGCACAGGCACCTATGGTGCGGGACACTCGGGGTCCGGGTGGGGACATTTACAATATTGTTGCCGATTTGGAGAACAATCGGGCGGCTATCGAAGCGGCGGCAGCGGCCCAACAGGGCGCTGCGGTCGCACCGGAAGATCAGTGGATGGTTGACCGTTGGGGTACCGGCCCTTACACGGACGAGCAAGTATTGGAATGGTTGGCTACTCCACAGGCCCAGTCGTTGTTGGGCATCACTGGTGGTGCCCCAGCGCCAGCCCCGGCACCCCCAGCGGCAGAGGCACCCCCAGCGGCAGAGGAGCCTGCCGCTGCGGAGATAACAAAGACCCCGCAGGAGTTGTGTGCCGACGCTGGGGGTACTTGGAATGGTACGTCTTGTGACATGGATGGTGGCACAACGGCTGATCCGGCGCAACAGTGTGCGGCGGCGGGGGGTACTTGGAATGGTACATCTTGTGACATGGGGGGCGCAGAGGCAGCACCAGCACCAGCACCAGCACCAGCACCAGCACCAGCACCAGCACCAGCACCAGCACCAGCACCAGCACCGCCACCGTTTCCGTATGTTCCCGCCGGTGGCGGACCCGAAGCGCAACAAATCGTTGAGACTGGTGCCGCTAATCAGATCAACATAGTTGAACAGGCGTTAGAGGAGCGCGGTAACGCTATTGCCGACATGGTTCGTAGCGGCATGATTGATATTGGAACAGCGCAAGACTTGTATGACAGTCAGCGCGCTCAGGTGTATCAAGATTTTCTCGGTGAGCAGAACCGTATAGTTTCACAGTTTGGCGCGGATCGTCGCGCTGGGGCGTTGGAGCGGGCCACGGACAGGGCGGCGTTGGAAGCGCAGTTGCGCGCGGCGGGTGTCGATCCGGGTTTGGTGGGTGACGAGTTTGCGATGATGGATGAAATGTACCGGGGGGCTGGTCAGGAGCAGGCCGACTATTTGGATGCGATGAGTCGTATCGGTCGGATGGGGGATGCTGAGCGGGCGATGATCGGTGAGGGGATCTTCGGGGGTTACAGGCAGGATCTTAGGTCGCGGGGCCGGGAGCTTGGGTTGGGGTCCGAGTTTGAGGCCACTGAGGGCCGTCAGTTGGCCCGTGAGCGTGCTTTGCAGGCTGGGGATTTGGCCCCGTATTTGGGGGTTGATCCGCGGGCGATTGCCGCCGGGTTGTATTCGGGGGTTGACATTCCGGGTATGACGGAGGCCGGTCGGGGCCGTGAGTGGCAGACCGGGGAGCGTGTCGGCGGTGAGGATTGGCGTACTGGTGAGCGGCTGGGGGGTCAGGCTTGGCAGACTGGTGAACGGCTTGGTGGTCAGGGGTTCCAAGCTGGCGAGTCTGCTTTGGACCGTGGGTTCCGGGCTGGTGAGTCCGCTTTGGATCGTGGGTTCCGGGCCGGGGAGTCGGCGTTGGGCCGCGAGTTGAGTCGTGAGGAACTAGCGCAGCGTGTTTCGGAGGCGGCGATAAACCGGCAGTTCCAGTCGGGTGAGTCGGCTTTGGATCGCAGTATGCGACTGGGTGAGGCGGCGCGGCAACGCAGCTTTGAGCGCGGCGAATCAGCGTTGGACAGAGCCATCCGAGAGTCACAGTTGGATGAACAAATCCGACAGTTCGGCGTGGGTCAGACTTGGCAGGAACGCCAGTTCGGTGAACTATCAGCAGCCCAACTGGCCCAGCAGGCGCAAGATCAGGCTCGTATCGATGAGCAGATTCGGCAGTTTGGTGTGGGTCAGGATTGGCAGGAGCGGCAGTTCGGGGAGTTGTCGGAAGCGCAGCAGCAGGATCTTGCTATTCAACAGTTGGCGGCTGGTATTGATCCGGCTACTGACGAGTATCTTGGTTTCGATCCGGGCGATCCGTATGCGGCGTTTTCTCCGCAGCAGCGGTATCAGGCGATGCAGGAGAACCAGCAGCCGATAGTGGCGTTGTTGCCAGTGGCAGCGGCGGAAGCGGGGGTTGACCCGAGTGTGATCGGTGGATTGATTAGCACTTTGCAAACTGGCGCTATGGGTCAGCCGTTGACGGATGACATGGTGATAAGTGCGCTGGCGGCTTCGGGAGAGCCAGAACTACAGGGACTTATCCAAACGTTGCTGAGTTTGCAGCAGGAGGATTGGCGCACCCAAGTACCGGGTTCCCAGTTGCCACCATATCTATCTCCTCCCACGCCGGGAGGGTTCACAGCGACACCAGCACCTACTAAGCCTTCGGCGTGGACAGACCCGTGGGCGGAGGGTTGGGAGTTTAATCTCAGCCCGTTTGCGTACGACTGGACCCTTCCGGGGATAGACGAGGCTAACGAACTGCCGTCGGCGTGGACAGACCCGTGGGGCGGGGAAGGCGGGTGGGATCCTCGTAAGCGAGATTGGCGTCTTTGGGAAGGTGCGCTTCCGGGGTTCTAATGGGTACCGCTCTTGACGACGCCCTAGAACGCATACGTTCCGCTGGTGGTATCGCACCCACCGGGGGTGTATCCCTCACTCCATCCACCCCACGGTACTCCACGGCGCTCACACAGGCCCTACAGGCCCCTCAGGTCCAATCAACGTTAGGTTCTGCGTTCAGCCAGTGGGAGCCCCCGCCCGTGAAACGGCAGGGTCCCAGCGGGGCCATAGGGAACGTGTTGAACGCGTTGGGTTGGGCCAAGTCGGCTGTGTGGTCTACCGCTAAAGAGGGTATTGATCTTTTTCAGGGTGAGGGGTTTTCGGGTAGCGACTGGTGGAATCAGGCAACTACCGATTATGGGTTTGGGAATCTGATCCACGACGAACGTGACGTGGTTGGTGCTGGGCTGATCGCCATGTCACCGTTCACGATGGGCATTTCCGGCATAATGGGCGGAGCGGTGTTGGCTGACAACATTCACGCCGACCGGGTTATGGGTTTCATCGGGGACGTGGCGGTGGACCCGTTGACGTATATGGGTGGGTTGAATGTTATTACCCGCGGGTTGGCTGGGGCGAGGAAAGCCCGCATGGGTTTGGTATCCATGAAGAAACTCGCAGACCCCGCTATGGACGGGTCTTTGACGGGTATCAGAAAGTTCATGCAGGTGATGGGCAAGGACGGGGTGGATATTAGCGAAGATGTTGCCCGGAAGATGCTCAAAGATGTTGATGACGCTATTCTCGCTAGTCAGAAACTCGGGTCGATGGGCAGTATTGCCCGTTCGTTGAACAAGACTGACACGGGGAAGCTGGTCGCTAAGTCTCTGGGTTTCGACCCCGGTTTGCGGTTGAGGGTGCCGTTTACGGGTGCGGTATCGCAGCGGCTTCTTGGCGGTAGAGTCAGTCGAAAGTTCGCGTCTACTCTCGGGTTGGATGAGATGGCGCGCAACGTGAAAATACCGGAGATGATGTTTCAGCAGCGGTTCAAAAATGTTCCGCAGTATTTCAAGGGCAAGTATACCGCTGGCCGTGTGGAAGACGCTATGCGGGTTATGAGTGAAGCTAAACGGCCAATGGGTAGGAACTGGACGAAAAAGCAGTTCAACGCAGCCCAGTTGGCGCGGCAAAAGCTGAGAAATGAAAGTGTTGAGTTGGCGGAACTGGCTGGTAAGGCTGCTAGTTCTGCGGTGGAGTTCATGCCGAAGGTGGCGTTGGGGCGTAACGCGGCGAAGGTGGCGTTGGGGGCCAGTCTGTTCGCACGCGGTGACTTCCCGATGCGGGCCGCTAAGCGGGTTTTCGCCCCGGCGGGTTCGCCGCGCGCCGAAAAGTTGAGCAAAATGTTCGGCAAGTACGGTGATTTCCAAGAGGAAATGGATTCCTACTTGTTGTCGGGTGACCCGAACAAGGTCGCTGAGGGTTGGATGATGGAGGATTACATCCGGCACGCGCG